TTACATCCCCATCTGAGGGGCGTTAATTTGTTGTTCTTCTGCCGATTTCAGCTCCGACACAAAGGTGCGAAGCTCATCCCCGGCCAGAGAGATGTTGGCGATCTCCATTTCTTTGAGGAAATAGGCAGCCTGCTTGTACTCGTCAGCCAGCTGCTGCATTCCCTTGGCGTTGTGGTAGCCGCTGCTGATGCGGGTATATCCCTTGAAAATGCAGTCATAGCTGCCAGTTTCCCTGTTTTGCTGCACGGTCAGATATAAACCTGCATTGGTTTGAGCGCTGCAATCCAAATATAGGTCATCGTGAACATTGCCCACCACAAACTGATATCTGCCGCCGCTTTCATCTTCAATCAGGGCTTTTGCCCAGCGGATTTTTTCAAGTCCAGTCATTCTTCGTATTCACCTCCAAAATCAAATAGATTTAATTGGAACGTATCCTTTTCCCGCTCATTGGGATCATAGTTGGTAATGATGACCTCCGGGTACTCACAGCCGCCCTCATACCGCTGCGCCAGATTGCTCAGGCGGGTGACCGGTGTGATGATGTACTCCTGATACAGCTCCCGGATAAATTCACAGTCGTTGTAGCTGACCATCCATTTGCCCTTGCTGCCTGCCAGTGCATCCCGAAGTCGCTGGTGGTCGGTTTTCAGAAACTCCACCGCATAGTGACCCTCGGTCATGTAATACGGCGGATCGCAATAAAAAAAGGCATCATCCCGGTCGTACTGCCGGATCAATGCCTCAAAGTCCTTATTTTCCACCACGGTGTCTGCAAGCCGCTTTGATGCCTCCCATATCACAGCGAACACCTTGCGGATGTCAAAGGGCTGGCAGCCGTAAGAGGTACATCCGCTGCCATAGCTATAACGGATGAGCTTGAAAAAGGCCGCCGCTCGCCACACATCGCTTGGCTCTTCCTGCTCCAACATAATTGCTCTCAGTTCCTCAAACTCAGGCGGCGGGAGGTTCTGCTGCGCCAGCTCCAATTCTTCCTGTAGATATTTATTATCAAATTCATCCTTTTCAAAGAAGCGGCGCAGGACACTGAATTCATGCCGGGAGTTGAGGGGCAGGAAGCCCAGCTCCTTGAGGAACGCCAGCGTTCTGTTTTTTACGCAGTAGAACAGGTTGGTGAGGTTTCCGTTGAAATCGTTGTAGACCTCCATACCCTTGCAGTCCGGCGGCCTGCCGAACAAAACCCAACCCCCGCCGCCAAAGACTTCGATGTATCTGCCGAAGTCCTTGGGGAAGAGCCGGTAAATGATATTGCGGAGGGCTTTCTTGCCGCCCACCCAGCTGATAAAGCTATTGATATTCCATCACCTCCCTCTGAAAAAGAAAAAAGCCGATAGTCACTACATTTTCAGTGACATCGGCTCGTCTGGACTATGATATTCATATTCGTTGGTTTCTTCATTGTACAGATATCCCTCATCGGCCAAATCCACATCGTGAACCTCAGAGGCCATTTCCAGCGCTTCCTTGGAACCGCCGGGAGGGATGTCACAGAACATTTCCTCACCATTTTCATATTCTTTTTTTCCTGTGTTATATCCGAAGTCCTCGTCAGCCCACAGATATTCAAAAGAGAGATCAGGGTACTGCTCGGCAAGTGTGCGGATCACCGGATCGGCACGGCTCCATGCAGTCTGGAACTCGATATGCTCGCCGTCAAAATCCTGCGGGGTATATGCGCCATCGTAGCCGTAGCTGTTCCACTTGGTTCCCCAATTGGAAATCGACCAGTCGTACCAGTTGTCTTTGCCGTACTTCTCACGCTCGGCCATTCCGAGATTTCCACGAAAGATATGCTCAGGCATCGGGATGACCTTGTTGAAGTCAATACTGCCGAGGCCAATCTTATCATCCTTGATGGCCTCGAACATGGCGCTGACTTGTTCCGAATCGCCGGATACTCTTAAAATATTGGTTAGATGATTTGGCATTAGCGCATTCCTCCCATCGTCATGCCGAAGCCATAGGACTGGCTACCTTTCAGCTCATCCTCCGGCCTAATAAAGAAGCGGTCGCTGCTATCCCAAAAGCTGACATACAGCTCACCGTCATCCACCTTGATTTCCCTTTGTTCCAGCCCCTCACCCCAGCCGTCACTAAATTGAGAAGAGAGCCATTCTGTCAGCTCCGCAAGCTCAGAGGCAGAAAGCGCACCTTGGGTTTGCACCTCGGTCACGCCCCACAGCTCGCCATTCCATTCCTCCACAGAGGGATTAATGCTGTGTACCTTTCGGATGAGATCGTCATCAAGGTAAACGGCGAGGCCACGCTCGCCCTCGCTGGGCAGCCTTTCTTTCTGAATGAGGGCAAGGATTTTATCCTCATATTCCAAAACCTCACCGGCAGATAAATCCTCCCGATAATCGTCAAGATCGCCCCATTCGTTTTTTCGGTAGATATGGGGGAAGAGGGGGCTGAATAACCGCAGTGTCTGCAGTTCGTTTTTCATGGTTCATCCATCCTTTAATTTTGATTTTGGGCGCAAAAAGCGGCTGTGTTTTTCAGTTACGAAGAACACAGCCGCTTCAAAATTGCCCTGTAGGGTATTGGCTTTATTTAATTGTAACCGGACTGATTCCGGCCAAAAACGAGAAACACCCTGCTTTCTTGTTAAAAAGCAGGGTGCATCTATGAAAAACGAGGGTCTTGAATTTTTCATTCAAAACCCTCGTCAGGCCGCATAAACACTGGCTTTTTCAGCCCTGTATCTATTTTGACCTAATCTTCTGGCGGAGGACATGGGACTCGAACCCCACTGTGACGACTATTTTTCAACGTTTTTAAGGTATGTGTTGCATTTTGTGTTGCACTTTATCTTATTTCAATTAAAAAGTGGGCATATGCCCACTTTTATTATGTATTGTTCAATGCGCTTCTACCCAATGCGTAAGCCTTGAGTGCTATCATCCAAAGGCTATTACTGCTGTTTATAATTTCTCGCAACTGTTCGTCGACTGTATTAGTTTTAATTTTAAATCCTGTCTCGTCTTTTTCCATATACTTTGCCTCTTTGCTTTCATTAACTTACATAACATTATCGACATTATTCAACATATATTTACATATATCGCCTCCTTTTGGTAACCATGGAAAATACTTGTATAATATATACGAATAAGCAACGACAAAAAACAAAGATTTTGAAAAATAATTTTGTCTTTTTTAAAGAACATAAAAAAATAAGGCCTCTTTTCTAGGCCTTATTATCGCATCTTTTTTAGATTTTCTTTCAAGGCCCTTAGGGCCTTTTTGTGCTTATATAGGACTGTGGTGTACTTTATCCCTGTACGCTCAGATATCTTTATCAAGGATTTGCCAAAGTAGTAGTGAAGCAAGATTATTTTTCTTTCTGTTTTATCCAGCTTCCAGATCGCTCTGCTTATCTCCTTGCTCCGTCCTCTCTTTACCAGGGTGTCCAAAACACTCTCCTTAAAGGTTTGCCCTTCCGCTTCCTTCTTCTTTACCTTTTCATAAATTTCCCGTTTTATGTCCACCCGTCTCTTCTTATCAAGCATCACGTTTTTGGCGATTTCCCTCAAAAAAGCTTCAGGGCCATCCGAGCTTTCGATTTTGTCTATGCTCTTGAGGGCTCTCTCCATAGTGTCTTGGACGATATCCCACGTATCCTGCTCATCTTTTACAAGACTGTATATGTAGGGGTACAACTTTTTATAAGAGCCTTCTGCTAGGCGTTTGAACTCGTCCTTTGTCATGCTTCAAGTTTATGGGACGGCATGCAGAAAAGTAATACTCCAAATTTTGGCATATCATCGCCTTGGGGCTGCGTTAAAATAAAAATATTTTAAAAAAGGTATTGACTATTGGTTACCAATATTGTATTATAAGTATATAAGATAACACGAACGGAAAGTGGAGGTAGAGAAAATGAAAAAAATAATATCTGTCGAGGAAGTTTGGGAAGTAGCAGAAGAGGCTATCAATGACACTTACAAGAAGGCTTATGGTAAAGGCATACAGGAAGCTTTCACCGATATCGCCGAGAGTAAAGGACGTGATTATGCAACTGGCTGTCAAGCATACAGAAGCTACATGGACCAAATCAGGGACGACAGCTCCTTGGAGGACTTCGCAGGCATGTCAAAAGAAAAGGTATACAACGAATTTAAAGACTGGTACGAATCAAGCGATATGTTTTCAGAGATGACATTCTCTGACCTGGAGGACTACAACAAATAAATTTAACGTATTAAAGAGCTTCAAGCACCGGACCCGGCGGTATATCCGGGGGGTATATGATATGAATTGTGGGGAGATTTTATGGAGCAGAGAGTACTAAAAATATCTTTTAATAAAACTGGCGGTACGGCCAGCAAGAACGGCGTGAACGCAAAATTAACCCTTCCTATAAGCTGGGTTAGAGAGATGGGCTTGACTGTAGACAGCCGGGAAGTTACGGCCACCCTAGAGGATGGAGTTATCACCATCAAGCCTGTAGGGGCTAAGTAAGTGGGAAGGCGGGCAAGAAATTTAACGGGCCAGCGTTTTGGAAGACTGGTAGCCAAGTATCCGACAGATAAAAGGTCGGGGACGGCTGTTGTGTGGCACTGTGAATGCGACTGTGGGAGAAGTTGTGAGGCTACGTCTCTCGGCCTTACCTCCGGAAGAACCAAAAACTGCGGGTGTATCAAAAAGGATATCACTGGTTTCCGGTATGGTCGGCTAACGGCTATACGGCCAACGGACCAGGTTCGTCATCACACCCGGGTCTGGGTATGTCTCTGTGACTGTGGGCAAGAGTGTCATGTGCCTCTTGGCAGCCTGACTGCCGGTATAGTAAAGTCCTGCGGGTGTCTGTCCAAAGAAAATTGGGAAAAGGGCTACGAGCGGATGAGGGAGGCGAATCTCAGGGATAGCCTTGTGGATGGTACGAATGTGTCCAAACTTACCACAACTCCCAACTCAAATTCAAAGGCAAAAGTAAAAGGGGTATGCTTCGACGCGGGGAAGTATCGCGCCTACATCACTTTTCAAGGCAAGCGCCACCACCTTGGCCGATACTCTACCATAAAAGATGCTGAAGCTGCCAGAAGACAAGCTGAGGATATTTTGTGGGGTGAGTTCTTCGACAGTCACCCCGAACTGAAAAGGGACAAAAAATAAAAAATAACCCCAGAGAGTTTTATGTTCCCTGGGGTTATTTTTATTTTTGGTGCATGAGGATTGCACGGTTTGTGATGCAATCAGAAACTATTATTCTTTTACTGTGCAATAATAACTGGATATGTATCTAAAATTTCTTTTTTCTTAGTGTTTTTCCCGTTATTTAAACACTTACAATCAAACCAATAAATTACCATAATAATAGCTCGTACTAAAATCAATGCACTTTTTACTTGAAATCTCCACCAGACTTTATTTATATAGTAATTTATTGGGTATTTAACCTGTGCAATAGAATTAACTAATTGAAGTTTTTTATCAATTAGGGATTTTACTTCCTCAGGCGCCTCACGTATTTCTTTCGTCAGTTGAATGGCAAAATCTACCTGCCCCTTTTCTTTAATTGGTTCCACATTGATATTATCTAAGTTCATATTGAAGCCCACTCGTTCAAGAATGATTGATATTTCCTTTAACGATTTATTTATCATAGGATATTCCTTGAGACTGCCCGCGGCGGATAAACGTTTATAGTCTACCTCTGCCTCAAGCAGTTCTACATAAATCCTTGATTTTTCAGCCTTATTTGTAAACTTATTCATTATTTTTTTATAATGTCTTCTACTCATTAAGCTAAATAACGTGAACCAGAATAGAACAAAAATAAATGATATTATATTCGACATTCTTATCACCCCTTTATTTTTCCTTTATTTTTCTTACTATTGATGTATTATTAACCTCTTTTAATAAATCTAAACTTCTGCCATAATTGTTTTCAATCACCTCTAGAGATTTGTCGTGAGATTTGCCAAGTCTGTCTAGAGCCTTTGAATTGGTATGGGATTGTATCCAAAATGCTATTATACAGAATAGTATAATGGGGGATTGTTTAGCTAGTAAAGAAAAGGCTGTGTCCAGATATTGCATGCCACTCATTTATTTCTCCTAATGCTTCCTTTTTATAGTTTAAACCCTAACATTAAATTTTAGTTTAACGCTGGGGTTTAAACTAAACATATTAAACAATATGTTTTAAGCCCGTCCAAGATGAGCTATTATTGCTCTTTGCATAATTTTACCATGTATTCCCTCTTTGGTAAAGTACTACATATTGTTTTTCTATTTGTCAAGTACTATATCTTGTGTTTTTGCAAAAAAACTAAAAATGGCCCAGGGGTTTCTCCCTGGGCCATCATACTGTACAATGCTTAATTCGGTTCCCGATACCCCAGCGCCCTGCTGCTATCCCCTGCTCCGGAGGTAGTCGGGTCTACCAGGATGCCGATAGCCCCCAGCAGGTTTACGATCAGGCCGAACACCTGAGTTATCTGCTCTTCTGAAATGGGTGCCGTGATACCCAGGACGCCTAGCACCTGGTAGACAAAAGCTGCCAGGCAGGCCAGCAGAGACAACAGTGTGGTTTTGTTCTTTAACCTAAGTTTCCAGTTAATTTTCATTTGTTTTCCTCCATTCCGTCAAGTCTATGATGAGCCGACTTGGCGGATTCCTCTACTTTAGCAATGGCTTTGCCATGCTCTTTAACTTCACCCTCCAGGGCTACAACTCTTTTATCAATTCCAAGAATAGCATCGAGCTTGCCGTCGATAGTTCCGCGCCAGTGTGCATCGCCGGCCATCTTTTTTTCTCTGCCACTTAGCCAGCCCGCAAGACCTACAAAACAACCAATAAGGGCGATAAGTAGTAGTATTGTGCCTTCGTCCATAGCTCCCCCTATCTCCTGTCTAGCATGATAATAACTTGCTCCCTGGTTGCATATCCTTGTGGCTTTTTTCCGTCCGTGATGCCGTCTTTTTTCGCCTTCTCCCATGCCTCACTCGCCCAACTAGATGGGGTGTCCCCACTACCTGCTAGCATCTCTTTGATAATCTCCCTTACCCTTGTCTCTGTCACGTCTTCTTCCTCCTGTTCTTCTGGTTGAAACTTTACTCTATCGGTTTGGCCCTTGGTCTCAATCGGCTGTATGTGCCAGCCCTCGCTTGCAATGGGTTTACATAGACCATACTTATGTAGCATGGCATCAGTCCAGCCCCTTATAGGCTGCGTTGACGTATCTACCGCCAGCCTATATTCATGCCAGCTAGTGCCTGGTTTAGCTGCTGACTTTATAGACCCTTTACCGGTGCGCTTGTACTCCAGATACTGGTTATAAAGTTCCGTTTGCCGAGCCGTAGACCGGTAGCCCTCAGTTATCTTGATTTTTATGCCTGTGGTTTGGGCTACGTAAGCCAACCGTCCAGCAAGCACCGGGTCTATACCTTCGCATAGCCCCGTTAGCCAGATAGCTGGGTCTGCTGTGAGATAGCTCTCTTTTAGCTGCGATATTAAAACCATCATGCTCCTTTCCGCTTTTAGTCCAAAAAAGCATATAAAAACACGCATTTCTGCGTGTCAGTTGAGGCTGTTTATTTTTTCTGTTCTGATAAAGTGTTAATTGTATTGTTCGGATACTTCCGTAACTGTCGGCTTTGTTCCCCAAATTCCTAAAATTGAGGACAAGTAAGGTTCTCCAACTTCTGCTTGTAGTTCTTCTCTACCTCTTGTGCTATTTATATATGCTTTTCCCCAGCATATACCAACGGGATATTCTATACCGTCTACGATTACATATTGTTGTTTTCTTAGGCTCACACTATTTTGTGTAAGCATATCAAGATATGTTTTTTCATTCATTGTTTTTCCTCCTATGCTATTTCATATTGACCGCTTAATCGAATACCAAACGTGTCAGATACGTCACTTGCTTGTAAGGCAGCAAGTAATGTGGCTGTAGAGTACCGAAATTCTATTGTTGTACCGCTGTTTATGGTTGGTGTTAAAAACAGCAAGTTTGCTGGCTTAGTCCAGTTTTCAATACGTTCTATCGGCAATCCGTTTGCTAGGGTAGCTATAGATGCAATAGGCAGTCCTGCTAATCTTAAATTTCCAGTCATACCACCTTTATTGCTTATTTGAACTTGTGCTACAAAGTTAACCAGCTTTCCTTGTCTAACTGCCCTACCATATTGTGATGTGTATGTGGGCATTCCAGCTGTGGTTGTACCTAAAATTGTAGGAGTAAAAGATATTACTTCCTGTTTGAATCCATGTGCTCCATCTGCATCGGTTATTAAATCGGTTGTATGTGTACTTAATGCAGCGTCAATCTCATTAACTGCACCCACCAAACTTCCTTTTTCAGTAGTGGTAAGATAACTTAAGATTCCTATTTGCGCCTGAGCGGTAGCTAATATTACGCTAAAATCCGCCTCAGTACCGACATACCCGCCTTCTACCGCTGCCTGGTACGCACTTTTGACACTTTCTAACCCCTTTACCCCCTTGTAGTGCTTCACATCAAAGCTCGGAACAACTGCATCTGTACCATAGATGATAGTACGTCCATTTAGTGGCTTTGATAAGTCGTTTAGTACGGCTTGGGTGTCAGGGTGGAGGGTTTCGGTAGTTGGGGTCGCCAGTTCGTAGGTTACCTCTATCGAGCTGCTCTGAAGCCATGTTCTAAGCTGAGCCACCGTATAGCTAGATATAGGTTCATAGTATAAAGCCATATCGGGAGCAGACACTGATCCACCAGTAGATATACCATTTACTCCATTTGAGATATTAGTTCGGGACTGCCGTGGCAGCAGATTAGAGATGATGTTGGCCGAGGTATTAGGAAGAACCTCTGGCACTAATCCGTTAAAGCCGGTCAGGAGGAATCTGTTTTTTCCTGTCGATGTAGTGAGCACCGACCACGCCTCTCCAGCACTGCCGTTAAGTATCTTTTTCCCAACATATCTCCGCACCTTCCATAGCCCGTCTGTGTCCTTAAAGACTTTGTCCACTGTGCCGTCTGGCAACTTAAGCATAGGCTCTAGCAGGTTCCCTGCGGTATCTTTTAACTGTACGGTATAGTCTCGTCCTTGGTATGGCTCGTACGGGGTTGCGGTTGAGCCCAGTTCGAGTTGAGGATGTATATCGCCAGTATATACAGTTCCAGAGGTAAGACCTTCTACCACTATTGATATGCGATTGATATTTTTAACCATCTCTTCCGTCATATTGATAGTGGTGGGCAAGACATTATTCACCACCAATGTGTTAGATTTATCATACATCCAAATTTTACTATTGCCACCAAAATTCTTATCACAGATAGCAGTCATATTACCTGGCATCAAACTAAAATTAGTAACCGGAAAAGTTTGATACCCGCTTGCTCCCGCTGTAAAGCTAACATGTGTAGGCATATTTAGCAGATTCTTCCCCCTCTTGCTCACCATAAAGCTTCTATATGGTACATATGGCGTAGCTACAGAGCCTACTTGTAGCTTAGCACCCGTGCCAAAATTTGCATCTATTTTTACAAACTTAGCACCGAAGTCCATGACGAAGGTACGTGAGGCAGAACCAACAGCCAGGGTTCTGAAATCAACACGTGCTCCGCCAATCTCATTGTAGAAGTTGATATTTGCTTGCTGAGTAGCGTTTGTTCTTGAAACCGTCAAAGTCTGCCCAGCATATAGTGCAACGGGATAGTAAGTGTCAGAATCGTTTCCAATCAGATTCTCCCCGCCTACACTTGTTATGGCCTGGGGGTTATCCGGGCTGACAGGGTTTGATGAGTTCACAGGTGTTACTACGGTGTTCCCTTCGATTATGGCATCGAGATAGTCAAAGGTTTGTGTACCTGTGATATCCACGAGGCTACCAGCATAACTTATACTTTTGTTATCGTAGTAGCTAGGCAGCTCACCGCCAAGCCGTTCCGCATCATCCACGACCCCGTTGCCGTTTGTGTCATACACGGACTTCAGCATGTCTCCGTTGCCTATCCCCCCTAGGCTTACCCAGTCGTTTTCGATGCCCGACCATAGGTATACATTTCTGTCTTCTTCTACCTGATAGACATATTCATTGCCTGTCGGGTATGCCGCCCTTAGGGCCGCCAAGGTTGGATAGATATCTTTGATGGTAAAGTGCGTCATATTTTCGGCGTTTTCAAGGATGTGATCTATCCGTATCCCTGTATATTTACTTTTATATTGCCCCATAGTTCCTCCTTAGTAATAAATGATAATGCCGCCGCTGGCCCCTTTGCCTCCGGGTCCGCCTAGGCCACCAGGTGCACCAGCACCGGGCCACGTGTTTGCAGAATTTCGGTTGTAGCAGTCACCGCCCCCACCGCCACCGCCTCCACCGTGGCCAGCATCTCCGCCAGAGCCAGGTATGGTCGCCGCTGGTCTAGCGATAGCATCAGCACCATGGCCGCCATCACCCCCATCAGCCCAGCCTTCGCCAGCATTGGGTGAGACATGCCCGTCGCTACCCGGCTTACCATTGTTTCCGTAAGCAGCACCACCACCACCGCCGCCTTGGCCAGCAATAGTATTGTTGGATGAGATTTTCATAGTTACCAGCTGCCCGGGCAACCCGCCGACGTTGATGATGCTGCCAGCTTCTTGTATGTCTCCGCCCCTTACTCCGCCTGGGCCTTGACCATCGGCACCGGCAACGCCCGTGTTTCCGGTGATTGCGAATCGCTCCGCTGTCATAGCGTCTACGTACTCGCCAATAGCTCCCAAGGCTGAGCTTACACTACCGAACGTCGTTGGTGTTCCTTCTGCACCTTCTACACCGTTGGTCTGGCCTCCTAGCCCTCCGGAGCCTATCTGCGCCGCTAGGATTTGGCCTGGTGTTACTGCGATAGTGGTATCAAAGACTTTGCCACCAGTACCCACGTCACCAGCCTTGCCACCTTTTCCTGCTGAGCCTCTGGACAGACTTGAAGAGCTAGAACCGCTGCTGCCGCTTTCTCCGCTTTTTCCGGCAGCTCCGCCCTTGCCTCCTCCGATAAGGACCACGCGGATTTCTTCCACCCCTGCCGGCACTGTGAAGTCGCCGTCAGAAGAGATGAGCACTCGGTTTTTGTATCCCTCTGAGATACCCTGTGGCTCGTAGTCTAGTAGAAACTCACCTGCCGCCCGTAAGGTATTGCTGAAATTAAAGTCTAAGCTCTGCACTGCCGCGCTAAGCATATTACTCTTATATGGATGGACTACCTGGACCATTTCGCCTGTATGCTCGCTGGTGGGCAAAACATTTTGATTGATACTCCGCTTGCAACTGGCGTACTTGTATAGCCGCTGGGCCACCGAAGAGCTGTTGATAAGGGTTATCAAAGTTCCGTTTGATACCGATAGAATCTTATCATCAGGAGTTCCTAAAACTGTCCCCCTGGTTACAACCTTGGTTGTGTGCTGGTACTTCTTGCCTGTCAGGGTGACATTGCCAGTACCCTGTATAATCGCATAGTTGGCGCCGCTCTCCAGAATGGTCCCATTGGTACATACCAAGTCATGCGCGGGCTCGGGGAAGATACTTGTTTTTACGTCCGTGAAAGCTTCAGTAAAAAGCGTAATTTCATCATTGATGGCAACATAGGCATGTTCAGTTACCTGCACAGCCGTCACTTCCGTGTCTTCTTTTAGGGAACCATCTATAAAGACTTGACCATCGTTGAAAGTTCCTGTGACAGTACTGGTCAGCACGGTGAAAGCAGCAGTCCCGTCAGGGTTCTTTTTTAGTGCTGCACCCGTAGCCAAAAGGACTTGCTGCAGGTTCTCACGCTTGGAAGTGTATGGTAGATATCCGAAGAGCCTTAGCGCTGCCACATCAGGGTGGATAGTGTACGCCACGCCCCCCATGATACTTGCTATCACATCGCCTGCCGTTTCCCCTCGATATATCCCCCCAGGGTGATTGTCGTAGTCCAAGAGCGATAGATAGGATTCTCCTTGTATGGAGTATAGATTCGAGCCTATTTCTTCGATTTTCCCATTAAAAAACACCCCTTTGATATCTCCGTCCCTATAGACGGTTATCGGGGTGTAGCGGCTCAGTTCTGGCCTTGTATGGCTTTCTATTTCAGCAGACATGGTATCCAGTGCCAGCTTGTCGGTAAGCAGCCCGGATTCAAAGTGGACCTTTAGTTTTTTTATTCGGTTTCCTCCGAAAGAGTAACCGCTAAAGGCTATCACGTTGAGGTCTAGTTGTGGGTTGCTCGTGTCTTGGAAGTAGTCATCTTCGCCGTACTCGCTCGCGCGGACATGGAAGTCCTCGCTATCCTTTGTTATAAAATCCAGCCCGTCCGATGTGACGAACTGGACGGTTGTGTTAAATGCGGTCACCCGCTCACCTCCTTGCTGGGGACATTGCCATAAAGTCTATAGACAGCCCTTCCCATCGGCGATATTTGCCAAGGTAAGGGAGTTTGTCATGGGCCTTTGTGATATATGCCTGGAAGGTCAAAGTACCTTGACCATACGGCACAGATATCTCGTGGCTGTTTACCGGGCTTGTGAGGGCATAGTACAGTCGGTCATACTCTTCTATATTCTCCATCTTCTGCTCAATCTCCATAGAGTAGCTGTAGATAGTTCCGATTATTTCCCTACTTGCCCTGCCTGACTTTAGCCTCCCGGTTTGGCCTGTCTCCAAGACCTCACCGCTACGCTGTAGTTTTGTCACAGAGGCGTTAAAGCTTGTGCCGTCTATGGTGAAGACCCCGTTATCTGTTCCCTGTCCTATGGTCCAGTTTTCGCCGTAGTACCGCTGAGGTTCTATGGCTGTTGCTGTAAAGCTCAGCTCAGTCCAGAGCTTTTTTATGCCATTTATAAGTTGCAGCCCATCTGATGCACTAGAGACATATGCATCAAAATCAAGATAGCCTTGTCCGAAAGGTACGCTGACAGGGTAACTGTCCACCGGGGCGGTGATAAGCTCGTACAGCTCATCATAGGCGGTCAGATTCTCTATCTTAGGTATTACCTCGAAGTTATAGTTATACACCGTGCCAGTTACATCCCTGACCATGTGGCCGTTTTTCAGTCTGCCGGAGTTATCTCCACTTAAGATAACAGCTTCTCTTTCTAGCCCTGTAAAGTGTACATCTGGCACGATGCTATTTATTGTCAAAACGCTGTTCATTATATTACCCCGTTGATAAGTCTTGTGCCTTGTCTCATGTTTTCTCCAGCAGTATATGGTGCCATGGCTCTCGCAAACTCCCGGCCGTCGATGTTGAAAACAGCTACAGCACTGCCGGATGTCCCACCAGCGTTGCCTCGTCTGGATAATGCATTATCAACAGCCTGCTCAATCGTAGATAGAGGGGCCTCGATGTTAGTACCGTGTTTCTGGTCGCCTAAGATAGCTAAGAACTCGCTGTTTGGCGGTATGACTGCACCGGTGGCTAGACGCGGCAATCTAACACCGCCACTTGAAACCATACCTGCTTCAGCTTGCTTTTGGGCTCTGCTGATAGCCGCACCTATTGCCAGTGTCCCTGCCGCGATTGCCAGCCCTGCAGCCCCCCAAGATGCCGCCGACTGTACCGCACCAAAAGCAATTGCCAATGTTCCCGCGGCTAAAGCCACTGTTCCCAAAACATACGCCGCTTTTTCCATGCCAGTCATGTTCCCCCACACCTCATCTGCTTTTAGGGCCAGCCCTATAAATAACGTCAATATTCCAACTACTATACCCAACCGTCCCGCCGGGGAAGCTAATGCGGCCCCGAAAAGCTTCATTGCGCTTTCCAGCTGTATAGTTATTGTTAAAAACTTTTGTAGTATGGTCCACTTGTTCGCCACGATGAAATATGCGACTAGCGCAGTAGTGAGTGCCTCGATAGAAATTTTAAAAGCATCTATGGCACCTGTATTGTTTTTCATAAAGTCGGTTAAGCCGCTAATGGCAGCTGTTATATTCTGGACGGCCGTATTAACCGCATCTAGAGTCCCAGTACCTATGTTTTCTAGGAATCTGTCCCACGTTGCCTTAAGGTTCCCCATCGAGGTAGCCCAGTTGTCTTGTTCCCTCGTAGCTTGACCTACTGCTCCATTTAACTCAAAAACCTCTTGTACCTTATCAAGCAAAAGCCATTGTTTCTCGGCTTCTGTCAACTTGTCCCAGGATTTTCCGTATACCTCGACCGCTTTAGTACTCATCTGGGATGCAGTCGTAAATACTTTTATGGCGTCCCCTGCCTCAAAATTACCTTTTAAGAAGCTAGCCAAGCTAGCCGATGTTGTCTCCAATGACATATCATAGAACGCCGCCGCATCGGCTGCAAGGCTCGTTGCCTTAGTAGTCCCTTCAAGAGTTTTTTGAGCATCAAGACCCGCGCCCTTTAGCTGAGCGCCGAATGAGCTGAATGCTTGTTTGAGCAAATCAACATGTATCCCGAGCTCTTCGGACTGCTGATTGATTGCTGCCATTGCAGCCTCGCCCTCTGCGCCCTTAAATATTTGATTGAACTGAGCATCTAATGCTTGAAGATTCGCCGTTGTTTCCACCAGTGTCTGTACAAATTCCTTGATGGCTGCGACACTAAAAGCGGCCACGACTGCCTTCCCTAAATCATTTAAAGAATCGGATATACTTTCTGTCATTTTTTTTATATTCTTCGTACCATCATTAAAACCGTCGGTATTAGTTTTTGTATCGAAGATCAACGAGCCAGCGATTGTTCCTGCCATTACAACCTCCTTTTGGCAAAGAAAAAACACGCCTTTCGACGTGCTTTATTTTTGCGTCATTTTATTAGTTAGATGAAGGCATCCAGTCTACGACTAGGCTGTTTGCCTCGCTTCTTTCCTCAACACCCCTATATTTCACATATATGTAATTCCCGGGGCTTATATCTACAGTGTATTCCAAGTCTTCCGTCCCTCCAACGATTGCGACACTTTCATCTTCTCTCAATTCGCTCCTGTTCTTGCGGGGTGTCTTTGATGCGTAGATTTCCCAAGCAGCCACCTTCCTTATATCGGACAGCCTTTCGTTGCGAAAATGATAGATGCCGGGTTCAAATACATCGCCATCAAATGGGGCGTCTACTGCAAAGCAATAATCCTCCTTTAGCGACCACATTACTATTTGATCAGACTTTTCGGAGCCAATCGCCGTATACCATACGTATGAAAACAAAATAATGCTTAAAACTGTTAAAATTATTTGAAATGCTCTTTCACTAGTTTTTATCTTACCTTTCTTATCCATTCGATTCCCTCCCTTTTGCCAAAATAATACCAAATATTTCTACGTCTTGCAAGGTCATCCTAACAAACTGTTGAATTTATCTAGTTGGGCTTGCTCTTCCGATGTGAGAACAGATTTTTTATCCAGTTCAACGATATTTTTGTTCTCGGCCCACCACTCTTTATCCCATTTTTGCTGCTTGCCCTGCTTTTTTAACTTGCGCTGGTGAATCAGCGTCGTAAAAGTGCATTCTTTACAATCCATGAGGGCCGCCATAAAGTCCCACCAGTGCAGGTATTCAGCCCCCCTGCAAGATATACCAAGTGTAAGATTCACAGCAGATAGTATAAACTGCTCGTCCTGCTCCCATGAGTACAGCTTACCGTAATCCGCACCTTTTTTTGTGTGTTTGGCATCTCCGCCATCCAGAAACCACAAGGCTTTTACGATAGCTTCCTCAATGTAGTCAAAAGGGGCCTTGTCGTACAGCACCCCAGCCATCGCAACCAACTTCTCCGGCTCTGTAAGGTCGTTTCTCTCAAATATCTGCATGATGTTAAAGCAAGGTCTGAAATCGCTATGAATCTCATACTCAACGCCCGCAACTGTCAATGTTTTGGGTAGTTTGGATATCATGGTCTATTCTCCCGCACTATCTGCGCTACCTTTTCACTTCTTACCTTTGTTTCTTTTTCAAAAAACGGCAGCAGCGCAGCAAGGAAGTTAGCAAATACGCATTGTCCGTTTTCGGTTATGGCAAAAGTGCTCAAGTTTTCAAACACAATGGAAGACGTACCTTCTCCGAAAAGACCGTCCAGTTCGCTTCTGAAAAATTTATCTATTTCCAACCCAAGACCGACCATGTTTTCTGCTCTTTCTAGGTCAGTCAAGCTGTCTTCTGCTATTTTCTTTTCTCTTTCTTCAAACCCCTTCATCCGTCCGTTTACTGTCTTGACGAGATTTAAAAACCCATCAGCAATCTTTTCGTCTGATGGGTTAAATCTCAGCACCCGGTTCTCATCCCCTTGGATAGCCAGCTCGATCATACCAGTGTTAAAACTTAAGTCTTTCATAATTCCTCCTATGCTGCCACAAAAGCTTTTGTGGCCGGGTTAAAGGCGCCCTTAGTTCTCTTGCCTGTAAAGTGGACGTTGAACGGAATCTGAAAGCCCTCGGTAGACCCGCCGTAGGAGGTTACCTCAACAAAGACTTCCTCCTTGTAGGCCGGATAGGCGCCAGAGGTTTCAGTTCCAAACACGTCCACATTCACAACATCGGTTTTAAGCTCATCCAACGTTTTTTCATCGTCGATGATACCTTTAAGGAAGGTAAAGAGTGGTGTACCACTGTCGGCCTTGTACGGCTCCACACTGGCGGTCTTTTCATATCTGTCTATGGTGATGCTGTTTTCGCCAAGGATGTTTGAAGTCCTGGACACGTTCGCACTCATTTCAATGTTCAATTCCTCCAAGTCGTCACCCAGCACTTGGTATGTTGCCGCTTCAGCATCTGGTGTGCAGTTAATGAAGGTCTTAAAAAGTTCTCGTTTAATTTTAGCCATTTGGATTCTCCTTTCTATATCTAAGTTTGATTTGTACCTGGTAAAGGCCCACACGCTCCTCTAGCTCAAAGAGGATGATGTTGGCTACCGTCAGCCCTTCCGCCGTGTAACCTGTTGGCAACTCCGGGAAATTCCCGGCCTCGTCCTGGTCTTCAAGCCATGAAAAAAGGCCCTCCATGAAGCTGTAGTTGTCCTGGCGGTCAACTTCGTCTCCGGCGGCCTCTTTGGCATAAAAAACATAGTCGTGCTCATATGTTTTATTGCCCAGGATGTCTTTTCTAGTCACGCTGTTTCCTGTGGGTTGCAAGGCGTAACTGGACGGTCCTTCATCCGTACGGTCTGTCAGTACCGCGCTAATCGCTTTGAAGATTGGACCCGCTTCGGTTTCTTCTACCTCAACCTCTTGCAGGTCCATCCCCTTGTAGGTGCAAAGAAAGTCTTGCACCGCTTTTATGATACTCATGTCTTACTCTCTTTCTTTGAGATTTTGGCAGCCCCCCGGAGGATTTGATCTTTCTTGTCAGCCTTCATCCGGTCGAACCAGAAAGCCCCACGTTGTGGAGCCCCGTGGAAGGTCAGATTGCGGTCTGTGAGCTTCTTTGGAGCACGTCCGACCATTACCTTTCCATAGTACAAGTAGCGTGCGTATGGGCCTAAATAGGTAACCTCACCGCTGCCGACCTCCGTACCTAATATACCGAGTTTTTGCAACATGCCGGATTGCATTGGTAGGTACGGCTTAGATAGTCTGAGGGATTCGCTATCGATAAACATTTGGGTCTTTGAAAAAGTACCATCCCAGCTTGAAACAAAATCTTTGTTCCACTCGAGGCGCACATTACCACCCTTGGTTTTTACAACAACACCCTTGGGGGTAGATACCCTTTGCGACCCTCTCCTTGTCTTGGATATTCCAGTATCGAACTTCATGTCATCACTTCCCTGAAACTTCAAAGTGTGCCATATCACCTCCGTAGTTCCTTGTGTCTACAGTAGTGATGGTCAGCACATCATCATAGCCTAGAAGCTCTTTAGAAGACCGCACGACCTCATAAGATATATCCCCGAGTATGGCAATATCACCGCCCTGCAAAGTCCATGCACCTGCCTTGTCTTCAAGGTCGGCCCACTCCTTGGGTTTCTTATATCCCGGTAGGCTCATAGGGACTATCATCATCAGCCCGTCAGCAGAAGACACGCCTGTTTTTCTTGTGATAGCACCCTTGGAGCTGTCCCAGAATACGCCGCGAAGGACGGTGCGCTGCCATTTCTCGGTGCTGCCATCCTTGTATTTGTTGTAGATTGTTACAGTATGCGGAAACATTACACCCACCTCACAGTCAAGTTGCAGTACTGTCCTAAGTATAGCTTTGCAGCATCCGTCAGCCTTACATCGTCAGTCTTAATCTTTTTCTGTGCATAGCTCTTGCTCCAGCTACCTACGGACTGGCTCACAACATCACCACCTTGCTCGTTTGTCTGCCATGCCTCGGCTACAGCGCACAAGGCCATCTTTGCAGATTCTGGGGGTGCACTTTGCAGATTGCAGATACCATCTAAATAAGCCGATGCCCTCGCAATTAAGCGGGGGAAATCGGCCTTTGTGATTTGGTTGCCAAAATAAACGTCTGTGTAAAATTCATAGTCAGGGGTCATAGTTATCACCCTTTCTTTGGTTTTGCTGGCCTCCTCTGTTCTTCGCCAGGCCCTTCTGTTTCTTTTACAACCTCATACCCTTTATCTAGGTACGGTTGTAAATTCTTTTCGTCAATCTCTCGGCTTATGCCGCCTTTAGTGATAAGCATTCACACCTCCTACGCCGTAGGCTTCTTGTGCAGATAGATCCCCTTAACTTTGTTGTCATAGATAAAGGCATCATGGTAAAGCCTGAACTGGAACTTCCAAGCATCCTTTTCCTGGTTCTCGTCCGGGCTAAAAATCTTAGGCAGAGCAAACTTTGTCACCTGTAAGATGGCCTGCGGATAAACAACCATGAAGTTGATATCTGCTGCGCCAGATGCTTTTGCGTATCCCCAGTTTGAGGAACCGTCGTTTAGAGTGATCGCTGTGTAGAAGCGTGTAGGCGGAACCCATGTGATAGGCATGTTGTTATATCCCGCAAGCACAGTGTTTACACTGCCGTCGCTTCCCCACTGCCGATTTAAGGCACTGTTGAGTACTGGTTGCAAGTCAGAGTTGATATAAAGCCGTCTGCCCTCCAAAGGAACCTCGTCGGCATTCATCTTTCTTACGGCTTCATCAATCGCCGCAATCACAGTCTCTTTTGTCAGAACTGCCCCTGTTGTTGTGGAGATGCCGGACTTGCTTGCATACTTTGCGAATCTGTAAGCATCCAACTCAGGAACCACATGCTCACGCATAAAGTTACCAGTAACCGTTCCGAACACCATTCCCAAGGTTTCCTCATCGTCCATTCGGTCAACAGACAATTCTTTTCCTCTTTCCTCGGTCAATGTCATGGTTTCCCATGCTGCGGTTACGTCACCCTTTGGGTACCCATTGGCGCGGCTGTAATCGCCTAGCCCTGTCGTGCTAACCTTTAGCACCTTAACCTCATTCACACCTGTGAAGTCTAATCTTGTGGCTGCATCCATCCCTTCTGTTACGGCAGCAGCCTTGTAAATCCCGTCGATAACGGGCATAAATCGTTTTGCGTACTCAATACTATTTGCCATTTAAAATTCTCCTTTTCTTATTTACTTTCTGTTGATAGACCTGCTCCCGACATGGCAGCAGAAACAAACTTGTCAATGCTTCCTGATAATGAATCCCCATGCTCTCTACCAGACGATACAGATGTTGAACTTCCGTCATTCCCATCTGAGAAGTGCGCAGCGTTGTCTTTCTTGAAAGTCTCGGCCCACTCACTAGCCCCTTGGAAATTGTCACCATCAAGTTTAAATTCCTTTTTCGCAAACTCCGCCAAGATTGCGTTTCTTGAAAGGCCGTCCTTCGGCTTTAGGCTGTCGATGAACTTCTCACTCGCAGAGGTATAGGCAATTCTATCAAGCTCAATTTTGTGATCAGCCTGAGCCTTTTCAAAATCCGTCTTGTACTTCTCCGCTGCCGCTTTGATTCCGTCAACGTCTAGCCCCTTAAACTCCTCAATCTTGCTATTAGCTTCGTCAAGCTGTGTCTTTGTCTGGCTCAACACCGTTTTCGCAGTCTCGGCCTCGGTTTTGTGCTTCTCAACATCTTTGCCATTCTCAGCCATTATCTTATCGACCTGCTCATCTGTCAGACCTATAGCTTTTAAATCTTCGCGTTTCATGTATACTTCCTTTCTCGACTACGCTTTTTACGGGGTTGCGTCCCGTGCCGTCCTGCCTTATTACGCCCGCAGGTAGGCGAATTTTGACTATAAAAAAGGAACCTTTTAACGCCGTGTTCAGGGCGAGATGGCGATCACCTCCTGAAGATACCAATTACTCCATATACCAGAATGGTTAATATGGCGGCTCCTATCAGGACAATGGAAGATATGATCTTATATGCAACATATGCCTCTACCAAACATCCACCCCACTACTTCCCGACCTGTTCGCGGTCATATTGCCGCTTTAAGCCTGTTTGATTTATAAAGTCTCTCTGCACCCCCTGCCACTGTCTAACCTTCGATGTAGCTTCATCTGTGGGCTGGTCTGCGGCTTTCATTGCTACTTCTTCCCGTTTCCACTTGCGGATTGCTCTCTCGATTGTGCGTTGCTTCTGTGTGGCTTCGTACTCGGTGAGTTCCTGGCTGTTATAAGTATACTTCTTAGCGTCCATGTCCTTAAGGCCAGCTTTACTATAAGCCGGTTTAGAAATCCCTTTAAAATACGGAAAGAAGTTGTGCCGGCAGTTCCACCCGCAAAGACCCGTGCCAGTGCCGTAACCAGTAGAGGTGACAAAGTCGGGATATTTCGAGTGTTTACCACCGCGGCTGAATATCTTTCCTTGCCAAGCGGTATGCTCTGGCCTTGCTCCAGCGTGGGCGGTTGTCTCTACTAGATCGCTGCCCATTTCATCGGCTCGTGTATCTTGCAACTTAGCGGCAGTCTGGTTAACCCCTGTGACTGTTGCTCTTCTGACTGCCACCTCCATGTAATCAACATGGCCAGACGGATATTCTATAACCGCAACGCCCTTACTGCATAGGTCTTTAATTACCATTCGAATAGCACTATTATAATCAAAGGCTCCGCTTGTTATCTGCATATAAGCCCTGTCTAAAGCCCGCTCGAACTGTTTTGTAGCCGTGTTGGCTGTCGTGTTGGTAAGGTTCTTAAAGAGCCCGCCGGTCTTTTTTATCCCGGATGCCATGACCGCTTGTAAGGCAGGGTTAGCGTCAAGAGGTGTGGGGTCAAGTCCTGCTTTTCGATAGATACTATCGTCTGTCTTTAGTGCAGTTGCCCCAGCCTCTTTCATAAGCCGTTTTATTTCCTTTTCAGCTATCCCGCTTGACTTTGAAAGCAACCGTATAATCTCGTTATGGAGTAGCCCCATGTCCTGAAGCTTCTTGAGCTGGTATTCTGCTGAGGGTATAAAAAAATCGTAGGTAGTTATCCTACGAACCATGTCAACAATGATATCTCGCTCTGCCTGAGAATAAATCTCCAGGAGATTGTCTGGTAACTGCTCTAAGTATCTCGGTTTAAGCATCTTATATCACCCCTTGCAGTATCTTTGCTGCCTCCTCCTTGCTAATCCCAATAGCTGTGCTGATTAAGTTAACCGCCTGCCCTTCGGTGATAGCCTTCGAGGAGAACTGTGCCATGATAGCAATTAAGCTCTGTGTCTGCGCTCCGTTTAATGATTTTGTTGTCTCGCTCACTTTGCCCCCCCTGTTTCGTTCGGTGAAGTGAAACCCATCAGGGCTGCATCCGACAGGTCAGCCCCTATCATCTGCTTGGCTGTTTTCTCGTCTTCTCCGTACCACTTGACACGATACTCCCACTTCTGCATGAGCCCATCTCTGATTTCCTGCAAGTCCCGTAAGCGTTCAGATTCTTTATCTATGATATAGCTATCCTCAAACTGCACGGTAACCTCTGAATCGGGGTTTACTGGCTTCCCCATTACTTCCTTGCCAACCCACAAAATGGCCCGTACAAGTGTTTTTAACGCCCTCTCTATGGCTATGTAGTGCTTAGACGCGTTTTGTACAAGTTCCTGCTTATCACCGGTGTACTGTGTGGCGGTTACGATTTGTCCCCCGTTGAACTGGTAGTGCTTTGTGCCAAACCCTACCTTGAATGATAAGTAGTCAAGTTGTGCCTGTATGCCGTCCTTATTGTCCTGTACTCTGAGGTCGGGGTTGTACTCCGTTATGAGAGTGTTCTGCCCGTTCTCCGTCATAGGTCCGTCTCCGGTGTAGGTGAATAACTGTTGCATCACATCGTCCGGGGTAATCTTCTTTCCTTCTTCGTTAGTCAGTATAAGACTTTCAGAATAAAATACCTTCTTGCCTCCGAGCTTGAAATCTCTGCATAGGTTGTTGAAAGCAAGGTCTACGCCTTGCAAGTTGTCTATGGCGTTGGCGTAAACACTTGCACCAAGCCCGTTTGATTTTGGGATGTTGTTTACTATGTTCGGACTAAAGATAGTGAAAAGTGGTATGTCTGAACCTGTTTTGACCACATTCAGCACACCATGCGGCAAGGCCGTAAGCTTAAGTTGCCCGTTTGTGGTTTCAAAGTACTTGTTGGTTATCTCATACTTACCCAGGACTAGCTCGTGCATCTCCAAGTAGATATATGTTTGGCCCTTGTCGAACACCTCAGATGCAAAGGCCGCCTCTACGATTTGACCGTTGCGAACCGTAAGCGGTACGATGTTGCCTGCCGGGAGATAGTCGATGTGTACCTTTGCGCCAGGGCTTTTCTTAATTGCTTCGCCCGACTGCTCCATATCTTTTATCTTTACTACAAATGCCCCTGTTCCACTATAAAACGCCTTTTCTACAAGCTCATTCCCAAGCTTCCAAAAACCGTTCTCTTCGAGCACGCTGTCGATGAAATCCGCGTTTTCGGGGTCTTGTACGGCAATCTCTGTTTTTTCGTTGAGCAGGATGGAGGCCCAGTCTTCGCTCGCCTTTTTCGCCATGCCTAACGTAAAAAGCTTTCTTGCTACAACTTTATCATTCTCAATCGTCTTAAACTCGTGGAACTCTTTGCAATCTCCCATCCACCATTGTTTCCACTTGTCTATATTCTTGTAATAGTCAGCAGATATGTTGCATTGCTTTTCTTTATTTATCCACTCGATTACTTTTGTTATCTCCATTAACCCCTCCTATTTTATCTTTGAATGGCAACCATGCGTACTGTGTGGCGTTCACTGTGTGGTCGTTTCTGTCTTCCGGCTCGTCCTTGTCGTCTTTCCAGCTATATAAATTTAGCTCTCTTATGCACTCCTTGCAGTCCTCAACGATTAAGAAGTCATCGTGAGCCATCCAGCCGCCTTGCAGATTGATACGGTCTATGTTGACGGTCTTTTTCCATGCGCCTTGGAACACATAAGGGCTGCCATGCGCTCTTTTATACTTCTGGCATTCTAGTATGGTCCCTGAATCCGCGCTGTCTATAAACACGTTTTTCCCGAATCCGAAATCGGCTCTGCACTTCTCTAAGAACTTGATTAGCAGCGGTGGAATATCTGACGGTGTCAGTGGTATGGCTCTGTCCTTGTTGTTGTATACCTCTTCCGCCAGTGTCACCCACTTTTTGTCTATTGTCACGCCCCCAAAAACCAGCGAAAAAGTGTCGTCAGAGTTGCGGGAGTATGAAGTATCCACACCACACGAATAAAGCTTAAATTTAAGGTCTGAGGCTTGCTTGTGCGTGATGATATTCTCTTTGCGTAGGTTGAATATAAGTCCTGTCGCACGCCCTCTAAGCCCCTGTATCTTGTTCTTGTAAAGCTTAGTGCCTGGCGGTGCGGACTGTATCTTCTTTTTTATCGCTTCTTCCGTGAGGCTCAAATTATCCCTAAACGTAAAAAACCAATACCGCCATTTGGGTACTGGTTCCTCTATCAACTCTTGCATGATTTCGTCCGGCACATCACCCTCATACTTTTTATATGGGCGTGAGCGGTTTATAAACTCTTTATATACCGGTAAACTCGGATCGTCCGGGTTAAGCGTAGCCAGCAGGTAGTCGTTACGGGTGGACATTTCACGAACAAAGTCGATATTGGCTGTGTTGATTTCATCCATGTACACGCAACCGTACTGCGACCCCAAGACCAGCTCCCACTTGTCTTTGTTGTCGTACCCCAGGATGAATATGACTTTACCCTCAAACTTAAGGTGCGGTATCTTATAGTCTTTATCCCCGTTGCCGTAGTACTTCGCCTTGCCCCGGTGGATATCAAGTATCCCGTTATCCTGCTGCAAGATGTTTTTCTCCGCTGTACCTGTGGTCTTGGATGCTATAATGTGCAGTTTCTTCTTGCTGCGGGAAACCATACGCATGAACTTAACCCCTGCGCCAACGGTAGTCTTGCCTGATGCGGTGGTCCCTTCCAGAAAGTCAGCATCCACATTATCCACGGTGTTTATAAAGTCTATGTATTTCTGCGATAGTGGGAAACTATTCTTCAATCCCCTCACCGCCAGTCTGACTTATGATGTCGTCTAATTTCTCAGAGGTTTCGACACTAATATCAAGGTTATCTGTAAACAGCCTGTATCTTTTTCCCAGCAGTTCAGCTGCCTTGTTTGCATCTGCCAGCCTTGCCGGAATCTCTACTGTCTTCGGAACTTCCGTTTTGACCGTCTGTTTTCTCATGGTGCCGTTTTCGTCTGGCACATATTTTGATTGCTCTTCTTTTATGGTAACAACGATGTTCTCCTTATGTTCACGTCTCATTACTGATGTCAGGTATTCCATGACCTCTGTTGCATCCGCTATCTTATCACCTTGGATTTTTGCGAGCTGTTCGTCGATGTATTCCTTTACGTTAACATTGGTTAACAGCCTGCTCGCTGCTGCTTTTGCCGTTTCGTCTTTCTTTACATCCGGGTAAGCCGCTTTATACGCTCTTGTAGCATTAGGGTCTATAAGGTATTCATCTGCAAATCGTCTTTGTTTATCTGTTAAGTCTTCCTTAGCCATACGGCGTAGTTGGAAAGGGTTTGTGTCTAGTGCCTGGGCAATTTTGCGCAAAGTTTCTAATTTAGGATTACGATCCCCGTTCTCGTACTGTGCTATCATTTGCTGGCTTGTTTCAAGCAATGTACCAAGCTCCTTTTGTGTTAACCCTCGTGCTTTTCTTGCCTTTTTAATATTTTCACCTACTGACATATAATCGCCCTCTTTTATTCAATGATAGCCAACTGCTCTAATTTTTCGAGTAGTTCAACTATCTAAGTATTTCTTTATAGTTGAAATGAATAACCCGCCAGTTTCCCAGCGGGTATGATGAAAGGAGGAATGCTCTTACTTGCAATCTCTTACATATATACTATAGCACACTATCAGTATGAACTAATATGTCCACTTTACTTAATGCCTGAGCATGTAGCTTGTGCACCCACCTCCAGCTGTAATTCATGGTAACTGCCACCTGCTCAAAAGTCATCATGCTTATGTACCTGTACTTTAGCAGCAGCCTTAGATTATAGTCGTCCACCCCTTCTATGGCTTGTCTGACTTCTTCACCAAGCGCAATCCACTTTACTATCTGGTCGTCGATTTCTAAGTCTAAGTCGATAATAGCCGCGGAAATATCAGTCTTATCACTTCCCCCACCTTTTGGCATATCGGAGTATGTCGGTGTTACTTTATCCCTGATAGACTTTAAGCGCTCTTTTTCATCTTGCAGCCGCTCAACTTCTTTCAGACAAACGCCGTATCTTTTTAGGTATTCAATTTTTTCTTGATTGGTCATCATACCTCCACTCTATGCTCACTAGCATACTTCATGGCTTCCATCTGTCCGTATGTAAGGCCCTTGCTTCGGGCTTTTGCGTTCTTTGCATCAAGTTCCGATTCGCGCCTCGGCCTTTCCTCAAAGAGTATCTCTGGCTCTGGTTTGGTCCTGTTGAGCAGTTCGTCTGTGTCCTTGCAGGTCTCCGAGCAAAATTTTCTGTTCCCGTGGCCCTCAAACTCCTGGTTGCATATAGGGCATATCTTTAGCATCTAGTCACGCTCCTTGTATGGCTCAGCCAACTTTTTCCCACACATAGGGCAATAGCAAATACACCCTGTCCGTACGTTTCCCTCACAATGCTTACATCCGCCCTCTGCTGCTGCCTCCTTGACTATGGTGATTGTTTCACATATGCCGCCATTTCTTCCGTCATCGTACTCATTTTCTACTGTTAGGATGAGCTCTGCTTCCAGCCTCTCTATTATCTTATCTATCATCGGTGGCCTCCTCTCCCCATAGTAGCTTTGCAATTTCAACCTTTTTCTTTAGTTCTTTGACCTCTTTGCTTGCATAGGCCAAGGAATAAGAATGTTTCCTCTCTATCGAACCATCTTTTAATCCTTTATGATAAGTGACTGCCTTTTCGAGCTCTTCCGAGAAGCACTCGATGCTCTCTGGCATAGCAAGAGTTATTTCGCTTGCCTTGCTTTCCCAATACTCCGCTTTTGCCTCTGCTGCTTTTGCTTTTTCCTCGCACTCTACGCTTTTCCCCATGCGGGCCCAGTTCCTTTCAATTAAGGCCCTGTGTCTCTTCTCGCTGTGGTGCCCTACTTTTATAGGCTCACCTAGAGATAAAAACTCCCCACCCTCTTGTGCGGCCTCGCAATAATGTTCGCTTTTAGCTATATGATTAGCAGCAGAATTGCTGTACCGCTCTGCTTTACGCTGTGCATATGTCTGGTCTTCAAGCCTGACGATAGAGTAGTAAAACTTACCGTCTTTTTGTGCGATTAGGTTGTAAACTTCGCACTCAACCGTTTTGCCGTATTTCGTCTCAAGCTCAATGGTTTTACCTTTTTCGTATTCTTCGTCACATTCTGCCACCCACACGTTAGGGCAATATTTTTTAAATTTGTTCACTTGCGTTCCTCCTTCCCCAGTTCTCGCCCACACATCGGGCAGAACTTTACATGCTGGCTAGATACCGAAGTCTCGCCAGTCAGATTTGCGATCCTCATCACCATACTGGTTTGTCTGATGTACACTAGTATGGTGCCATTGCCATTATTCAGCAGCTCGCGTTCGTTCCCATACCCGGCTGAGCAGTACGGGCATCCACTTGTTTCAAACATTGGCAGCCTCCTTTGGTTCATGGTCGTATGCCAGCCAGTGCAAGCCATAATCGCTAAAGTACCGCACAGTGCCGTATGCGCTTTTAACAAGCTGGTGTTCCTCCTGTGACACAACGATGGCCCATATACCGCCTTTACCATGTCTATCTGTTATCCATACGGGTTTGCCTATCCGCTCTTTCAGCTGCTCCAGCGTAAGGGGCCGTGGGTTCTCCCGGGCTGCTTTCTCCTGTAGGGCTTGGATGGCTATTTCAAAGGCCTCCACTGTACGGCTAGAGTGTGGCAAGTCTTGTATTGCATGGTGTAGTCCAAACTCTTTTATCCTTTGTATCGCTTCTGTATCATTCATAGCTTACCTCCGCTATCTCCTGTATCTGCTCCAGCCTGTCCGCCCGCCGGTTTACTTCCATGCCACATGCGGCGTACCCAGCTAGGTCTATAAAGCTGTCATCTTTCCCGTGTCCAGTCTTTACCCTGGCTACCTTTAGCAGCGCCATCATCATGCACACGTCCGTTGGCGTGACCGTCTTATCCAGATATCCAGTCCAAAGGCTAGCGATCGTTTTGAAACTGTCCTCCGGGGAGCCGTGGTCACTTTCCCGGCTCTGGCATACGCACTCCTTCGCCTTGTCTAGGCACTCGGCTCTTTTGTTTGTCACTTCACGCCCTCCTTGTACATCTCTATCCAGTCCTCTAGGGGCTGTATAATCACCCATTCACAGTTGTTTTTGCGATGGGCGACTATTGGCATTTCGCCCGCCCTTTTGTCCGCCTTAGCTTGTGCCAGTGCCTCATACAGATTAAGCCTTTCCGTCCTCTTGACCTCTATATGTATGTCCGGCAGTCCTATAACATCGGCATCGCCATTGGCTCCGCAGTATTGCTGGCCCCGCTTGGCATTAAAGCCGTGTTCTTTTAGCTTATTCGCCAGCTCGCGTTCTCCCCTCTTGCCTTTATCCCTGCTCATTTTGCCCATAATTTTTCTCCTTTGGTCTATGTGGGTGCAAGCAATTTTCAGCCAGGTGTTCATCAGTCACGTACATTTTGGCTTTTCTGCACCAGTAGAATTGGTTGCCATACATATCGAAATCTCCAAAACTTTTGCACTTAGTCGGAGGTTTGCAGTCCTTGCAGTATTTCGTTGTCCTCACTCCTTTCGCATGTGTCCGTAGCACTAACCTCTCTTTGATGTTCCCAGCCGTCTACTATGCAGCGGAATTTCATGTTCGGCTTGGGTCTGCCATACTTGCACTCACAACACTCTATTTTCATACGCTCAGCTCCTTTATCTCTCCCATCACTGATAAGTCAACACCTTGCTTTAGTAGGGAATCCTTTAGGTCTTGAAAGACTATGCTTTCATCCGCCAGGTGCATGGCGTATCTGTCCATACGCTCTCTCAACCTGTCCAGCTTGTCCGTGTCAAATTTGAACTCGTCAACCAGAGAAGAGTAGGCCAGTACCAGAAAAAGCGTGATTCCGTCATCTGTGCCTTTGCTGTATCCGTCAGAGTGCCCTTTTTTATAGGCACTCCCGATCATTCTCGTTGTATCATTTTTCATAGCTCATCCCAACTCCAATTCTAATTGTCTCATAGCAGTATCCAGCGTCCGTATGATGCGGTATTTGTTTAAATAACAGTCGTATTTACTGTTATTTAAGCCTATGCTTAATTGGGTTTTTCCCTTCATAACATTTGCCGGAATCACATATACTTTTTGGACCTCCTTGCTGTTGTTAATGCATACAGCTATGTAAACATCGCAGGTCTGTTGTTTCTTTTCTAAGTTAAATGTGTAATATTCTCCAGCCTTGTTAACTATGCTCCTGCTCACTTTAACATCAATTTTTACCCTGCCATTAACAAGTAAATCGTATGGGTATCTAATTGTCGTGAGCTCAACATCATATCCGCGCCTTTGGAGCAGTTTAAGTACATAATTTTCAAAATATATTCCCAACTTGCTTTCGCTCTCTTTAATTTCTAGACCTAATTCTTTTGCATATTGAGCGAAACCTCCAGTTTTTGAAATTTTATTGGTTAGGGCTGTGTCCATGCAGAAATTTTCGATTTCCTTACGGGTTGGCATCCTATCCAGCCCGTAATACTTTTTGATTTCCATTATTCCGGATACTATTAATTCCTTATTCCACCTTTTTCCATGTGTATATCCCATAGCCTACCTCCTTTAAAAGGGAATCATATCATCGTCCACCGAACTAAACCCTTCCGGTATGCCTGTATCACCCGCAAATCCGTTGTCTGCCTCTCTTTTTTCTCCCCATTCAAGGAATTGCACGTTGTTCGCTACAACGTCCGTCGTGTACACCGTCACACCTTCTTTATTTTTGTAGCTTCCAGTTTGGATTCTTCCCTGGATGCCCACAAGCCGGCCTTTTGCTAAAAACCGCTCACAGTTTTCAGCCTGCTTACCGAATACGGTTATCCGCGGAAAGTCCGTTTGCTTCTCCTTGTCCTTCCCTGTGGGTCGGTCAATGGCTAAAGTGAAAGTAGCCACGGCCATCTGGCTGTTTGGTGTATATCTCACCTCTGGGTCTCGTGTGAGACGGCCAATAAGCACTGTTACATTCATGCTGTCTTCTCCTCTCTTTCGATTCTGGCAAGCTGCCTGTCAATCTTCTCTTGCTTTATCTCGTCAATAAAATCGCTTCCTATGCCGTACAGGTATTTGATTTGCTCCAGCATAATTTCAACATCTGCAATCTCTTCGATTACGTGGTCAAACTCTTCGCTAAACCTTCGCTTGCGATATTTGAGTATGGCAGCAGCAAGCTCGTTCAATTCTTCAACGCACTGTACCGCCTGTGCATCCTTGCCGTAGTGGTCAGCAATCTTTTCTAGTTGTTCTTTCATATTCCCTCCCCTAATCAATCGTCTCTATGTCTATCGGAATCCACATCTTCGGGTTATAGTTAAGCGTATACTTGTATTTACTTACATTATTGATTCCGGTGTCCTCAACCACATATGTAACGTTGTCACTTAACCCAATAAAATGTTTTTGATATTTGCCGTTCTCGTCCTCTACGATTACTTCAAGTTGGTTGTCTGCCGTATCTGCAGTTATGGACATCTTCCCGGTCATTTGGAATAGAACATCGCCGCCGATGCAATTAATCACAGTAAGCTGACGAACAGAATTAAAGTTATCTGCTTCTTGCGACAGGTTATAAGAAACCCTTTCCGCCTCTGTTACGCACCCTGCAAGTAACAGGACAAGCATACACGTAATAATTAAGAATACTTTTTTCATCTTTTCCCTCCGTTTAATTCACCGCCCTGCGGCCTTTGTTATAGTGGTTTCTTCTCGCCTTTTCTCTACCCTCAAGAGCAAAACTGTCCAGTTGGTTTTCAATCCGTTTCTGCTTCATAATCTGCTCTTTTCGGTGCTCCGCTTGTCGTCTGGTTATGTAGCCAGCAAAGGCTTGTTTATTGTCCATAGCTACCTCCATAGGCTTTTCAGCCTTTCCAGCTCATCAGGCGTTTTAGTCTCAACCCCTTGCCCCTGAGCCTCTTCTACTATGTGGTCTATAAGCCTTGTCATCTGTCCTGTATCATATAAGTGGCTGCCGTGATATGCTCTGACAGTAGTGCAGCCTTCCACCGCATGGCTCTGATATAACACTTCGGCATAGTTGCCAACCCCTTGACGGTTCCACATGCTCACGAAGCTTTCAACGGCTTTATCTTGGAGGAGCAGAGTGTCAAACACTCCTACTTGCTTAATAGCTTCTCTGTACACCCCTTCCTTTGTCGTCCGCAGCTTCTCGGCAATCTTATCGCACAGAACCCACATGTAAGCGTTGGCATCCAAGGAGCGCCGCCTTTTCTTTACGCCTATGACCGCCTCCCAGACCTTTTCAGCTTTAGCCTTAAACTCTTCCAGGAGGATTTTCACGTTTTCCCGTTCTCCCCGGGGGACTGTGAGTATTACCTCATAGTCCCCTCCCAGGGTGAGGCGGGCATCTATGGACTTTACTTGCATGCCAACCTCCTTTTTTACAGGTAGCTTTTTCCGAATATGCTTCTGAACTCTTCTCTGCTGCCCCATCGTTCCTCAAAGGCTTTCTGCCCTACTTCGTGCAACTGTTGCATGAAATCTTTGTTGTGATGCACTCCATAAGGAGGTTCATTATGCCAATCGTGCCTCAGCCACACTTTCAAGCCGTATTTTTCAGAGTATTTTCGGTTTGACCCTCCAAAAATATGGTGTTCTTCAAGGCCTATCGTGTTCCCTGTTATGTAGCAGCATTTTTCGGATTGCATTATGCTCTTCATTTTGCCTCCCCCTCCTCTTTATTAGCCGCCTTATCTTACTGATATCCTGTAAGATGGTGTGCTTTTCTTTGGCTGTCATTCCTAACTCGCTAAGGCTCATGCCGTTTATATGGTTTTGTGCTGTTTCCAGCAAGTCAACCGGGTTTTGTGTGCTCATCTTGGCATCTCTCCCCTTTCTAAATATCCGCACAATTCCCTCAGCTTTGGCAGATACTCGTTCAAAATAAACTCATCGTCATACTCCACTTTGTGGTACTCAATCCTGTCTGGCTCAATCGGTGTAAAGTAGTTTAAATACTCCTGCTCTGTGAGGGCATAGGACACGATATAAAGGCTTTTAGTGCCCATTGCATACATTTCCACCTGGGCCTGTCTCCAATATGCTTTCGAGACCTTAAAAGGCTTGTCCGCTTTATGCGTTTTAACCTCGTATATCGTACCGTCCTTGTCGCCGTCATAATTAACCCTTAAGTGCAGCTCTGGTACAAGAATTTGATGGTCTTTCCGGCAGCCGATACACTCCAGGATTTTATGCTCAAAGGCATTCCCGCACTTCATAGCCTTGGTTGATATGTCGTTCTGCCTAAGCCCCAATTTTTCTAGCCACCACTTTTTAAAGCTAGCTGTGCTGCGGTTGCCTATAGCATAGCTTGTGTCACTAGCTCCAATCCAAAATGCTCTGGATTTATCCGCAATCATAACGCCCTCAGCTTGGTTTCAAAATCATGGATTCGTTTAAACATTCTGATATACTCCCGCATCTCGTCGGCATCTTTCAGTCCGGCCTTTACAGCGATTTCCTCTGCGGAGAAACCACCATCCATCTTTACCGTCACAAGTCTCTCAATACGTTCCCTGATGGCCGCTAGACTATGATTGTTTATGTCGTCCCACTTATCAGATTTTTCTGCATCCTGTTCTTCTTTCAGCCAGAGATTAAACCCAAGCCCTGTGTGTATCGCTACGCACTTTACAAAGAGACGGGTCTGACAGTTCCAGATTCTTTGCTGAGATATGGAGTTGTCTTTTACTGGATTTGAGCCGTTCATTAAAGGCCCTCTGAACTCCCAGATATTATCATCAACTACAACCTTTACTCCAACTTCGTAACACCTGTTTGTAACCCCGTTCTTGTCTGTAAACACTTGGTCTGTCATGAACAGGCTTGAACCCTTTTCATTTATTAGTGGTTCGAAATACACGGTCTCTGCTCCGTTTTCGTGTAATAGCTCAACGATTTGCGCCCAGTTTATGTAGTCCATCTTGTCTCGCTGTTCGACATGCTTAGAAACATCTACGGCACGCATTTCTTTATAATTTTTTAACGCCACTTCCATCCTCCTTTTCCATCACCGCCAGAAGCAAATCCCTGGCCTTGTCCGTTGTCGTTTCCATCTCTACCGCCAGCTCCAGCACGTACCGTCCGCCCATCGTTAGGCAATCCTCGCAGTAGTCCTCGCTGCTCTTTACGGGCAACCCACATATCCGGCACTCTCCGGCTGGTTCTATATCCTCGCTGCCACAGCCTGTACATACATTGGTGTAAGTCTCTTTGCTGTAAACGGCAGCTCCAAAATGTCCGCAATCATTGCAGTAGTGCATCTAATCGACACCCGCCCTCCTATACACCGCCACGCTCCGCTCTGTGGCTTCATCATAAGCTTTACCTACAGTCTCAACCGTGCCGTCCCGCATCATCTCCGACAAGCGGGGTTTCACGGCGTTTAAATCCTTAAACCCTAGCCTATAAGCTATCTGTCTAGCCGTCATAGGCTTGTCCATCACCGATGAGATTAGTCGTCTTCGTTCCCCTGTCTCAGTCTTGATGTAGCTTTCCTGACGGGTTTCAAGTGTGATGCCATTCATACTCACCACTCCTTGTACTTCAACAACCTCTGCCGGCACTCACTAAGATTTCTAAGGGTCAGGCTCTCTGCTACTGCTACACTATCCACCGATAGACTTGTTATCTCACTGTCCTTGTAAACTGATATGTCAAACAACTCTACGTTTTTTGACTTGCTGAGATGAAAGCTTACATGGTGGTTTGTTTTCTCGCCGATTTCAAGGCTTAAATCTATCAGTTTCCGCAGCTCCTTAATTGCTTTCTGTTTCATGGGTTCTCCTTTCACCGATAAAACCGGTTCCCTCCACGGCTTCCCACATACTCCTTACCATCTGTCCAGTACGGTTCAGCCTCTCCGCTGTAGAAGTGGGTTACATTGTCACCGTCAAACGCTCTCATCCCTTCATCAAAGACCGCCCACACGGCTTGTACAGCCTCCGGGTAAATCTCTCCTTCTCTTGGTGGAGCATACTGCCCATCCTGGGTGACAACCTCTATGGGGTCCATGTTCCACAGAGCTGCCCGGTTATGGATAGTCTGTGCCACCGCCATCAATCCCGTAATATCCGCTCCGGCCTCCGCCATGCAAACCCGCTGTATGTGCTCTCTGTCGCTTTGTGACAGCTTTGCCGTCTTCTCAGAGCCTTGCGACACGTTTTTATTGGCTTCATCAAGCAAGTTATCCACGTGACTATTTTGCAAGCTTAAATCGTCAATTTGATGTTCCACGTCCACCAGCGTGTTTAGCGTGTCCTCTTGAATCAGCTTGACCTTGCATAGCTGGTATGCTATGCCTATGTAGTACACTGGCTGTACCAGCATGAGCGCGCACAGTAGGCATATGAGCCTCTTTGTTCTTCTATCCATCTACGCCTCCACTTCCGGGATTTCCTCGTTGGTATCTATGCGCAGCTTGGCAATCTCAATCGCAAGTCGGTACGCCTTGCCGTGTGCGTTGTCTCCATGTGTCTGCTCAACCTTATCTGTAAATCGCTCTATCGTGCCTAGAAAGCAACCGCAGGAAACTTCAATCCCAAGCTTGGAATGGAAGAAAGTGGTTGTGCCGTTTCGGCTGCCGATTTTAGATATCCACATAAGGCTCGCATCGCCAGAGACCCTCGCATTGCCAGAGACCCGCGCATCGCCATAGACCCGCGCATCGCCAGAGACCCACGCATCGCCAGAGACCCACGCATCGCCATAGACCCGCGCATCGCCATAGACCCGCGCATCGCCATAGACCCGCGCATCGCCAGAGACCCACGCATCGCCAGAGACCCGCGCATCGCCAGAGACCCACGCATCGCCAGAGACCCACGCATCGCCATAGACCCGCGCATCGCCAGAGACCCACGCATTGCCAGAGACCCTCGCATTGCCAGAGACCCACGCATCGCCAGAGACCCTCGCATCGCCAGAGACCCACGCATTGCCAGAGACCCTCGCATTGCCAGAGACCCACGCATCGCCATAGACCCGCGCATCGCCATAGACCCGCGCATCGCCAGAGACCCACGCATCGCCATCATGGTTAAGGTTTTCTTCTTTCTCTACAAAACCTCCGATTTCTCCTTTAATGACTGCTCCAAAGCTAACCTCTGCTCTTATCTGGTGCAGAGTGATTCCGAAAACAACCTTTGTTACTCCTGTAAAACTATATTTTTTCATCGATTTATCCATCCTTTCATTTTCTCAACTTTTCCATCCGGCGGTCTGGTCCATCTAGCCTGATGCCTTTGCATGTTTCAATTATCCGTGAAGCCGTCGCTTCCCCCAATCGCTCTCTTAGTTCATCTACTGAACAATTTGTGGTTATGATCAGCGGCCTGTAGTTCTCGTACCGGTTATTCACGATACTGTAGACTACGCTATTGCTCCACTCCGTTGGCTTTTCTTTGCCAAGGTCATCAATAACAAGTAGCTCAACCTCCGACAGCTGCCGGATAATCTCCTTTTCTGATTTATCTTTGCCCTCTTCGTATGTGTCCTTCACCTCTGCCAGTAGCAGTGTGATATTTACAAACTTTACAGGGATAACATGTTGTGCTATAATCAAGTTGCTTATTGCAGCAGCGAGGTGTGTTTTTCCTGTCCCTACTGAACCTAGGAACAGAAGCCCCTCGCCTTTGTTGTTTTTGAAGTTCTTAGCGTATTCCAGACAGATATCAAACGCTTTTTCGTTGCCAGCTCTATCAAAGTTCTGGAACGTCCGCCCGGTGAATCTGCGCCCTAGCTGCTTTTCATATCCGGCTATTCGAGCCCTTCGACCTTCTAGTTGTATCTTCTCTAGTTCCTCTTGTTCTTTTACGGCCTGAGCTTCTCTTTGCTGATAGTCGAGTGCTTCGTAAAAGGCTACTGCCTTTTTACAGTCGCACCGCTTATACAGAGCCGACTGTATTCGGCCTTTTGCTAGAAGGAATCTTGATAGTTCGTGAGGCTGTGTGTGCTGCCCACAGAACTTGCATGCTCCGTCTGCTCCTATAGCAGCATCAATTTTCAAAGAACTTGTTGTAATCGTACTCACCCCCTTCGCTTTCGTCTCTAGCATTGTTTTTTGCTTTCTCAGTACCGCCTTCCTTCCTGAGCTTTTCCCATATAACCCCTTTCCAGTTATTAGCCATGCACTCGTCGATTAGTGCTAAAACACGATTTTCCCCGTACTGGCTTATATTGTTCTGAACTATTGTCATAAGCTTTTTAAACCCAATAACGGTATACGTGTCTTTCTTCTCTAGCTTGTATGCAACCCACTCTTCAATTTTCGATTCAACACTAGAGGAAAATCCAAACTCGGCTAGGGGGTAGGGTGCTATATCTTTCTTTATATTCTTATCCTTCTTATCCTTCTTCTCTTTCTTTATCTTTATTGTTCGTGTATCCTTTGATGTTCTTTTGATGTTCTTTTGATGTTCCTGCAATGTTCCGTCTGCTGTGTCGTCCGCTGTGCCCTCACCCTGGTAAAGCTCGTAATTTTCAATGGTTATCGTTGTACCTTTTGTTGTGCCTACCGTTGTAACCATTTTGAGCCTTTCCAACTGCTCAAGGTACGTCCGAACTTTCTTCCTGCTCCAGCCCCATTTTTCAGCCAATTTGACCTCTGATGTATGTAGTTGACCCCGCTTTATTTCCACTTCCTCATTACCTAAAATAATCGTTTGCGGCCTATAATTTGCGGTGCCTATAAGCTCTATCAGGGCCTGTCCTTTCGAGTAAGGTTTTATGCTCCAGATAGGATTGTTAAACACCTTGCGGTACACCTTGAAATATCCTTTATCCATTCATGTGCGAGCCCCCTTTCTAAATGGTTTGAGCTACCGTCTGCCTACATACAGCGATATGGCCGTCTTCTCTTTTCCTTCAATCTCCAGAGCCTTAAATCCCGGCACACACACCAAATCAAACCCTACTGGCGCTACGTACCCTCTAGCGATTGCTACAGCCTTAATGGCTTGATTAACAGCCCCTGCGCCGATAGCTTGTACTTCTGCATTCTTGCCCTCTTGGATGACTGCTGCTATTGACCCCGCTACTGCGTTAGGGCTAGAAGTTGCTGATACTTTTAAAATTTCTGTTTTCATAATCTACTTCCTTTCTTTTTAAATTGGCAAAATTTTACTTTTTGTTGTATAATCTCCTTATCAGAACCGCTATTCTGAAATACTTTGAAAGGAGATATATTATGCGACGATACAATGCACCGTATAACGGTGGCCGTTTCGTGTTGAATAAGAATACTGGCGAAATACATGACCTTGATAACGAAAATGTAAATTGCCAAATTAATGAGATCAAGCCCGAACACGTGCTGAACTGTACGAGTTATGAAAATGCTCTAATACAGTCCATATTTTCGAGCAACGCGGCCCCTAACGGTTGCCACTATTGTTTACCATCTAAAGATAATGGGTAGTCTGTTTGAGCTATAGATTTCAACATCTGTAGCTCCTTTTCTGTTATTTCTTCCGTAAGTAGGTTTTCAATCTCTTGCGGTGTCTGCTTATCTTTTGAAAGCTCAAATACCACTGACGAAAACTCTTTAACATCTGTAATTGACTTTAATACTTCAAATTTAGTCAACTCTTTTTCCTCCTTTCTATATACTGCTTGTCCAATACAAGTGACTTATCTCCGTTGAGATTCTAACCATTCCTCCCATTTGTGTCGTACAACCTTGTAAGGTTGATTTTTGAATCTAGGCAGAACTGGACAGCCTTTTTTATTCAAATACTTCGTGGCCTGCCGTCTAGTGAGTGCATAATCTACCATAATCTGCTCCAGCGAAATTATTTCTATCATGGTGTATCTCCTTCTAAAAAGTATTCTATTGGAACGTCAAAGTATTTAGCTAGAACTAGTAACTTATCAGCTTTTGGTTTGCTTCTACCGCTTTTCCAATCACTAAATGTAGTCTGTGGGATTTTCGTGTCTTGAGATATTCGGTATGGCGTTACTCCTCTTTCGCTTATTAAAGTTTCAAATTTTTGATACAAAAAAACACCTCCTCTCATAAAAGTTCTTGAAGTTACTTCGGAAATGTGATATATTAGTTTTGTTGAAAAATTAATCGCATTTCCAGAGTATGTAAAGGTATATTTATCGCATTTCCTTTGCATACTCATACTGTACTACGCTTTTGCGGTAATGTCAATACTTTTTATCGCATTTCCGTTATTATTTTATTAAGGTGTATTTTATGTATGAGATTTTTGAAGAATTGTTAAAAAACAACGGGTTGACTGCTTATAAAGTTTCCCAAGAAGCCAAAGTACCGCAATCTACCCTATCTGATTGGAAAAGGGGCAGAAGCATACCCAAAGTAGACAAACTACAAAAACTAGCTGATTATTTCGGTGTTTCCGTTGACTATCTTATGGGGCTAAATAAAACGGTCGCCCCAATAGAAACTGTCGCAGGGCTATCACCGGAATATATAAACATAATGGTAGAGGCCAAAGATGAAGGGTTTTCGCCGGATGATATCAAGCTAGCCCTAAGCTTGTTGAGAATGGCGAGGGATAAAAAGTGAGGAGGGAATATGGCAAACGCAAAAAGGCTCCCTAGCGGAGCATGGAGAACCCTTGTATTTTCACACACCGCGAAAGTAGACGGGAAAGATAAAAGAGTTTACGAATCGTTTACATCATGGGACAAGGATGAATCAGAGTTTTTAGCGGCAGAATTTAAACTCACGCACAAAAAAAAGAAGTCAAACAATAATGATTTGACTGTTAGTGAGACTATAGACAAATATTTAACCATGAGAGAACTTCTTTCACCCACAACCATAGAAGGGTATAGGAAAATTAAGAAGTACGCCTTTCAAAACATCATGAATGTAAAGGTTAAAAACTTAGATAATGAAAATATGCAAATAGCCATCAATGACGAGGCCAAACGAATTAGTCTTAAAGGCACCGTAATCTCGCCTAAGACGGTTGCTAACGAATATGGGCTACTATCTACCGCAATACACAAGATACACGCCCTGCGCTTCGATATCGTACTTCCTAAGCGACCTATTAAGAACGTAGAGTTGCCCGAGCCACAAGAGGTGATAAGGGTCATAAAAGGCACCTGGGTAGAGCTTCCTTGTATGCTTGCCATTTGGTTGTCGTTCTCTATGAGCGAAATAAGAGGTTTAAAGTGTTCGTCTGTAAAAAACGGGACTATATATATTGATCAAGTGCTTGTAGATGTAGAAAATAAGTCTTACGAGAAATCAACAGGCAAGGCAGAAAGAAGGATAAGGAAACATCAGCTTCCGGCGTATATAACAGACCTTATAGCTCGACAGGAATCTTATATCGACTATAAAAAAACGGGGAAAGATCGTCATCTCGTGCCACTGACGCGAAATCAAATTTATGGAAGGTTCAAAACGATTATGGAAAATGCGAACTTTGACATAAGCTTTCATGACTTGCGGCATCTAAATGCCTCTGTCATGCTCATGCTCAATATACCTGAAAAATACGCCATGGAGCGCGGCGGTTGGAAAACTCCCCATACGATGAAAAAGGTTTATCAGCATACTTTCAGCACCGAAAGAAAGATAGTTGATAAAAAAATAGACGAGTATTTCGATAAATTGCTCTAATTTTTAAGCATTATCGTGTTGCACGCCATGTTGCATACAAGCGAAAAAGAATGAGAATGTTTGCAAATGATTACAAAATATTAAAAATGATAGCAACCCGAAACTCTTTAAATTTCAATGCATAAAGCAAAGAACCGCCATCACTAGCGGTTCTTAATCTGGCGGAGGACATGGGACTCGAACCCACGGGGCTTTAACACCTTACCTGATTTCCAATCAGGCTCCTTAGCCACTCGGTCAATCCTCCAGACTGTTGCGTGTTGTTCTTTTCTCAACACGCATTTACTATTATACGACATAAGAAAATAGATTTCAAGCTGTTTTTTTATTTTTTGCCAATAAATTTTACCGTCTTTCTCGCAGGGGAATTTCCCCCCTGTCCAACGGTCACAGTGACCTTCAAATTAACGTTTTAAAGACCTTTACTTAGCATTCAAATTCTTTACCCGCTCTTCCAGTACCTTGTCGTAATTCAGAACCTGATGCCGATACTCCTCATTCATATATGGAGAGGAAATGAGAAAATCCGCTGTCGCCCGATTATTAGCCACTGGGATGTCGTAGACCACTGCAATTCGCAGCAAGGCTTTGACATCGGGATCATGAGGTTGGGCTTCTAGGGGGTCCCAGAAGAAAATCAGCATATCGATTTCGCTCTGGGCAATCCGAGCACCGATTTGTTGATCTCCTCCCAGAGGACCGCTTTTAAACCCTTTCACAGGCAGCCCAGTAGCCTCTGCTATAAGTTTTGATGTGGTACCGGTGCCAAGCAGAAAATGCCGCTTCAATATGCTTTTATTGTCTTCACACCATTTAGCCAAAGCTGATTTTTGATTATCATGAGCCACCAAAGCGATTCGCTTGTGCTTGTCTAAGACTTGTTCTGTTGCCTGATAAGACAC